ATAAACGCATCATCATGTATAAATCGTTTGTTCTTCCCATATCTCACTCCTTATAAATAATAAATGGTTACTTATGGTTGACATCATACAGAAATAAATGCAATAATACAAACTCATTTATTTGGAGAAGTAAAATGGATAAACCTAAATTAGACGTAACTGCTATTATGGACGAAGTAATCAGTTACACAAATCCCTCAAAAGAGGACTATGAACAACAACAAAAACAAGACAGGCTCAACATTGCTATATGGCAGTGTGGTGTTGCTATCAAAGAACTACAGTCTATCGTAGATGATCTATCTAAATTAGATGTAGACAAGGAGGCATCATGAGTAAGTTACCAGATATGCTAGAGGATCTACCACATAAAAAGATAGGCGATGCTTATTACTTTCCAAACATGAGTAATAGCTTTTATCACAATGGCCCTGGCATATCTTCTTCACACATAAGAAGATTTAGTCAAAGTCAGTTACATGCTTTGGAAGAAGTAATAGAGCAGACACCAGCTATGACCTTTGGATCTGCGGCACATTCGTTAATTGTAGAAGGAGAAGGAGCATTTTTTAGTGATGTAGTAACTATCACTGGATCTCCATA